TTTTATCATATCGTAAAGTATCTTTCCATGTTTTTCAACAAAACGAAATAGAAGAAGTGTATTGGTTTTTAAATCTAGAACTAATTTTTTTATAAATGTATTTCTTGCTTCAGAATTTACCAAATAATCCAATTCTTCTTGATAACTTATGTTCCTATGATCATGACATATTGAGTCTGGATGTCTTAGTAAAATTGCTTTGATAGTAAAGGGTGATAGATACTTACTGTCTATAAGCTTCTTTGTTGAGGTGACCTTATAGACCTTACCAAATAGACCTTCTAGCACCAATTTATGTGTTAGTGTTCCGTCTAATGTTCCAGTTGTTCCTATACGATATTTTGCATTAATACATTTGGTCATTATAGATGTGAGAGATTTTGACTTAAATCCGTGAGCTTCATCTCCAATCACAAGTTCATATTGTTCAAAGTATTTTTGTTGCATCTTATAAATTGACTGCCATGTTGATATTATGATAGGCAATTCAGAACCTTTATCTCTTCCAGCAAAAACCGTATGACAGTTGTTTGCTACATCAAATCCATATTCTCTAAAATCATTGTACATTTGAGAAACAAGAGATGTAGTAGGAACTAAGATAAGAGTCTTCAAATTCAAATACCTTAATAGTATATAGATAATCAAAGATTTGCCGGAAGCTGTTGGTGAAAGTAAAAGTGTTTTGTGGTGAGTCAGTGCATGGTTGGCAGCAATCATCTGATAATCTCTAGGGATTACTGGTAGCTTTAATGAATCTATAAAATCTTTCTTAATCTTTATTTTTTCATTATTAAAATCTGAATCAAACTTAACTTTATAGTCTCTGGTATAGAGAAATTTACAAAGATGTTCAAACAATCCTCCATAAAGAAGACGATTACGAACATTAAACAGTCTTATCTTGCCGTCCCACATTCTATTACGATATGATGGCATAAATGTGTAGCCAGGAACCATGAAAGTAAAATGGTCACAAATCTCTTGAGCAGTTGAAGCTTCAGAATCTATCTGAATATAGACTTCATTTTTTTTAGATATGTTAATTATTTCCATTTGTAAATTTCAACCAATCCAAAGCATTCTTTATTTGAAACCCCCGATTGTTTATCATTCTAATAACAGAGTCTAGATAGCTCACCTTTTCTTGTAAGACTACTAGTTGTTGTTTCAATTTGATTACATCATCATCTGATTCAATATAGTTAGCTATTTCGTTCTTGAGAAGTCTTCCCAAATATTGTTCCCAGCCACGCCGTTCAAGTTCTTCTTGAGACATTTTACCAGAATAATATTCAGTCTTAGCCCGAACTATTTTAGATAGTTCAAACTCAAATCCTTTTAGTCTGATTCGTTCATCAGTAAAAATTTTAAGATATTTGTCGTGAATTCGGGGGATACTAATAGATTCAGTACCTAGTTCTGTATAATTAATTTCACTATCTTTATGCCAAAGTTCTTGAATATCTTCAAGTTTCAAATCACCTCCTTAAATAATAATAAACTAGTTCTTTTGTATTAGTTGTTCAGTAGGTTTTCAACTGTATAAACATCATAACGAAAAGAAACATCTGCAGTAACGTAATCTATATCTGTTCCACCACTATCAAATGCAACTGAAGAAAGACTTAGTGGAAAACATTCTCTGAATACAAAATTTATCTGTGGATTCATATTTCCTGTCAAAACTGTCAAAGTTGCGTCAGTAGTCAACTCTAAATCTTCTGATAATTTTCTGTATTTATCTTGTCCTTCTGGTGTTGGAAATCCAAGCCCGACAATCCAATCATAAATTGATAACCAATTTTTCATATTTTCATCTACTATGAACTTTATTGTCAACTCTTCAAAATTAACCTCATCTCCAGCAATTTGTATACTTTTTAGTGGTGTGGCGACATCAATAGCAGATATAGAAATTCCAGGCAAAGTAGCAGACTGACAAAAGTAGTTTACTTCTGGAAAATTATTAAGTTGAAATTTAAACCCAATGGGGCTCAAAAAACTTGTATTGATTGGTTGATTTTGTAATGCAGACATATTTGGAGTATCCTTTCTGTAGTATTTAGTAAGGACAAAAAAAAGGGTGACTACAATTAAGTAATCACCCTTCACGGTCTTTAGGGGTAGCGACTCCTAAAGTATTAACTTACATCAGATTGTCAACTCTGACCATTCTGTAGTAATAGTTACCGTTGGCATCAATTGTTCCGTCGCCGTCAGAGTGTCCAAATGGATTGGATACGATTCCGTAACGTGTTTTGAAACCAATTTTTGGTTGAAAGGAACTTTCACCAACCGCACGAACCATTTGCAATGGAACGTAAGGACAGTAGAAGATACCTGCATCATAAGCAGATGAACCTTTGTAACCTACACAGAAGAAGTTAGTTGCTGACGCACTAAAATATGGATCAACATAAACTTTGTAACGTCCGTTGAGTGTTCCAACGAATGTGTTACCTGTGTCATCAATTCCAGATCCGTCTAACATTCCGCCCATAGCTAGAGCAGAAGCAACGTCTGAGGATGTGATGATGATGTTACCTTTACCGCGACGTGTTGACTTTGCAATTGCATTTGCATCACGTTCTACTTGGAACATCAGGCCTTTGAATTTCTCAACAGACCAACGTCCGTTTGAGTCAACATCAAGGTCAAAAACACCAGCTGTTGATGTATTGTGTTGTGCTCCGTGTTCTGCACCAAAATAAATGGTACGGATAACTTCGCGGTTAATTTCTGCCAAAATCTCTTGTGAGAGAATGTTAGCAAGTTCTGTTTCAGCATCCAAACCGTGAACGGCTTTAAGATCCTGTGCCAATTCCATTGAGTACTCACCTTTGAGTGCTCGTGTCTTAGCTGTAACAGTTACACGGTCAATTGAGAATGACATTTGCTGGAAATCTTCAGCAGCTGTACCGGCACTTCCAGTAAGACCGAAAGTTTCAGCAGTTGCCGTTGAATTACCTACTCCCAATACTGCGGAATATGTTCCACCTTGAGCTGCTGCTGTTGCACCGGCTCCGGAACTAACCATATCATCACCAGCATCACCAGAATGTGTGGATTCTGGTTCACTGTAGGAAGCTTCAGCACCACCTTGTGAATCGTAACGAGGACGCATTGCAAAAATAAGTCCTGTAGGCCCTGTCATTGGTTGAACACCACAAACGTCATAAGCAACCAAATTAGGCATTGCGCGACGAATCATGGAGATCAAAACTGGATCTTGATATTGTATTCCACCACTGGAACTTGCTGTTGGTGCGAGTGATGTTAGGGAAGTTGATGCTTCCATCAAAGAACCGCGACCTTCTGCAGATGCCTGCTCAGCCATGGCTATTTCTTGGTTTTCCAAAAGAACGGCGGTAACCGCTTTTCGGTATGGGTCTTTAATCTCTGGCATATCTGGATGGTTCAATACCGGAGCCCACTTTTGTTGTAGTCCTTCAGCTAGATACATTTTTTGTAATCTCCTAAAAATGTTATGTGTTTAAACGAGTTAATGCAGATGTGTATCTACTCATAACTGGGTCAACTACTGGTTCTGAACTTGTGTGTTCTTCTTCAGTATTTACCAATTCTTCTGTAATTACTTCTGCCTGTTGTTTAGGAAAATAATTTTCCTTAATGACTTCAAGTTTCTCAGAATATTGAGACTTGTCTTCAAAATCTATACCATCAGCCAATTTACCTAGTTTTTCTTTTTCGGTATCGGCGAGGTCTTCTGAAACTTCTCTCAAAGTTTCAGCCTTTTTATAATCAGCAAGTTCTTTTTTGATGTCTACACTTGTGTTAATAGACTCATCAAGTTTTTGCTCTAGTTCTTCAACTTTCTCAAATAGATCGTCAACAAGGTCAACTTTCTCTTCTGGAATGTCAATGTAATGCTCTGTAAAGAGATTCTTGAGGCCTGTCATGAAATCTTCTACCAATTCGGATCGGATTCCTTTTTCAACAGCCAACTCGTTCTCTTTCATCCACTCTTCAGTAACATAGTTGAGATATCCGTCAACTTTTTCTGTAACTGTGGATAAATGTTCTTCTTTTGCTTCAGTCATTTCTATGTTATAATTAGTTTCTAACTCATCAACTCTTTGATTGACTTCAGAAATTACTTTAGCAGTAACTGCAGCTTCAAATATTGTGGAAGCTTTAGTTTTAAACTCTTCAGAAAGATCTTCACCACTTACTAGTGCATCCATGTCTTCTTTGACATCAATATCAAGATCTTCTTTCTTGAGTTTTTTGTTTTCCATCTTATAACCCGCTTTTACTTCTTCTTCATCATCATCATCGGACTCTTCTTCTTCAGCCAGAGTTGAACCCATGATTTTTGAGAAGGAATCAGAAAGATCGGACTTCTTCATACCATTTAATTGGTTATAAAGTGCCTTAATCATTCCAGCTTTGGTTTTAGGAGTAGAAACAGCTTCTTCCATTTCTTCTTCCTCATCCTCACCAGCTTCTTCATCTTCATCTTCTTTTACCTTAGCTTTGGCTTCATCTAAGATCTCTTCGCCCGAAGACACCGCAACAGCTTGTTGCTCCTCTTCCAGTTCTTCAGCCGTTTGTTCCAAAATTTCTTCAGACATTGAAAATCTCCTGTAATGTTATCTGTGTGTATGTTAACTAATATTATTTATAAGAACTTATATTTACAACTTAACAATAAAATCTTTAAAAGCCTCAACAAGAACGCTCTCACGACCCTTTCTTGACGAATTTTCAATTTTATCTTTATATTCTTGGATCTGTGTCTCTTTAAGAAGACCATTATCCCAAATCCATTCTTTCCCTTCCATGATTCCTGCCACAAAGGCGTCAGGAGCGGAAGGATCAGCAACTATATCGGCTGCTGTTGCAAGGTAAAAGTCACCTTGAACTTCTGAAATACCATCTTTACCAGACTTTAAAGAACCCATACCTCTTGATGAAACTCCCAATTGAGCACCTTCATCAATAAGACTCTTTACAATCTTTCCGTATGGAGTATCTAAAATCTTAGCTCTTCCCATGAAATTTTGGTCTACTTCTTCCAACTCTTCTATCATGTGGGAAACTCTTTCCAAATTGACCGTTGGCCCGTCTGGATGTCCCAATTCACCAAAAGCTCTTTTCTTAATGATAAACTCTTCAGTATATCGTTTTGCTTCTTTTTGAAGAACTTCTGTTGGATATATTCTTCCATTTCGATTCTTCTTATTTGCTTGCATGAAGATACCTTCAATGAAGTAATTCTTACCACCATCTTTTTTGGCTTCTGTAAGAAATTCTACATTTGTTGCTTCTTCGCTAATTAGTTTCATGGTTCTCTCCGTTTGTTATTTTTCTTTTGCACTAGCCTGACGCATTTTAAAAGCATCTTTCATTTTCTTTTTGATCATGGGTTTCAATCTTTTTTTCCACTTATTACCCATTTTTTGTACTTTAAGATCGGCCTTCTTCTCTATAGAATTTTTTATTCCAATTGATGCCTCAGGATCTTTATATTTTCCTGCCTTATCTACTATTGCAATTGCTTTTTGTCTTACTGCTTTAGTTACCGCCTTTTCAATCTTATCCATACTCGGCGGTTTTTTCATTGACCTTTTTCTTTTTATGGCAGTAATTTTTGCTTTCTTTTTGGAAATGATTGACCGCTTCCTTCTTTGTGCGATAGTCATCGCTTCCGTAAAATCTTTAAATGTTTTCATTAGTATGCGTCCGAAAATCCGTGTTGGTTAAATCTGTATCCAAGTTGACCATTCTTCATGAAATTTGGTAGTTCAAATCCTTCCATTTTTCCTATCTCTATTCCTATCATATAAGTATCAGCTGCAGCAACACCTACCGTTGTTACAGAAACATCTCCAAGTACATTACTAGTATTTCC